TAATGATATTGCCCGTGAAATTAGCAAGGCTACTGATTCCGAAAACGTAGCAGTGTACGTACAAGCAGTTCACGGTTGCTGTGAGAACCGCGGTATTATGGCGCACTCTAGTTTGACACAAACTACAGTATTGAAAGGTGCATTTAATACAGACGGCAATACAAAGAAAGAATTCTTTGACAACATTAAACTACAACAGGAGTTTGCACCGCGATGAAATGGTTTCTTAATTGGCTCGAGCGCAATGGCCGTAAGCGTATTATCATGGATCGTACCGAACAAGAACCGTATCTAGAACGATATTATGTTCTGTTTAAAGAACGTGTAAATTTCCCCTATAATGTATTCTTGCATAAGTTCTTAAAATCAGATCCAGACGATGTTCATGATCATCCTTGGAACTATGCTAGCCTTATTCTAAAAGGTGGTTATTGGGAATGGCTTCCTGTATTCAATGAAAAAGGTGAGAAGCTCACTGAATATAAAGTTTGGCGAGGAGCCGGAACTTTTAGATTTGGTAAGATGCACACTTATCATCGTGTTGAATTAGATCCTGCTATTACTGCATGGACATTGTTTTTTGTAGGTCCACGCAAACGTGAATGGGGATTTTTGGTTAATAACAAATGGATACACTACGAACAGTATCTAGCAGAAAGGAAACACAATGCCGGCTAAACAAATTATCGATGTACCTAGCATTTGGACATCAGCAGATTTAACACAATTTAATGTTACCAGTGTAGTTGACAAAGAAGATGGAACTTGGGTATACTACGTTAACTCCGCAACAGGACAAGAACACAATTGTTTAGTTGATGCGTTTTTATCAAGATTTCATCTAGGAACTAACTAATGGCTAATATTAAACTATCAGAACTATTTTACAGTGTACAAGGAGAAGGAAGATATATGGGCGTCCCATCTGTCTTCATGAGAACCTTTGGCTGTAATTTTACTTGTCAAGGATTTGGTTTACCCCGCGGAGAATCCAGTAGTGAAGCAGATGATATTGCTGGAGTTGTTCATATGTTTAACGACTATAAACAACTTCCACTAGTGAGTACCGGGTGTGACAGTTATGCTAGTTGGCATCCAGATTTTAAACACCTTAGCCCATTGGTTACAACAGATGGATTTGCAGATAGGATTGCAGAAATGCTTCCGCACAAAGAATGGCGAGATGAACATCTTGTTATTACAGGCGGTGAGCCTTTGCTAGGCTGGCAAAAGCAATATCCAGATTTGCTTGATCATCCTAAGATGCATAATCTTAAAGAAATAACATTTGAAACAAATGGTACTATGCGTCTTACTAAAGATTTCAAAGAATACCTGACCAGATGGAGAGCCCAAAGAGAAATTACATTCTCAGTAAGTGCTAAACTACCATGCAGTGGCGAGCCATGGAAGGATGCTATCAAGCCTCAGGTTGTTTGTGATTACGAAAATTACGGTACAGTATATTTGAAGTTTGTAGTAGCAACAGAAGAGGATATTAAAGATGCAGAAAAAGCAGTGGAAGAATATAGAAATGAGGGCTTTACAGGTCATGTATATCTTATGCCTGTCGGCGGTGTTGAGTCTGTTTATAGTCTCAATGCTAAATCCGTTGCTATTGCCGCAATGAATCGAGGGTGGCGTTATAGTGATAGATTGCAGGTGCCATTATTTAAAAATGAGTGGGGAACTTAAAATGACATTTATTAAACGGTTATTTGGTATTGATAAGATCGAAGAACGAGCAGACCGTATGGAGAAGGCGGCTCAGCAAATGGCAAGACATGTTGATGAGGCTAATAAAAAAGTTGCCGAAACTGAAGCCAAACTTACTGAAGTTCTAAAAACACCAAAAGAGATTGCTACAGAAAAGAAAGAACCGTGGGTAGCAGTATTGGATACTCATATCAATGCAGAAAACATCCGCAATGGATTCTTTGAACTTGACTGGAACGAGTACTTTGTGTTACAATTAAAATCAGCAGGTTACAAAGGTAAGTCAGACGAAGAGATTGTGGACCAATGGTTCAGTGAACTTTGTCGAAACGTTGGAGCCGAAGAAGGAGTCAATATGGACAGACGAGGATCTGGCTTTGTTGATGTAACAAGTTTAGGTAACGGAAAAGCCGAGGTCAGTTAATGGCATATATTTTAGTAGACACAGCAAACACGTTTTTTAGAGCACGACATGTTATCAGAGGTTCAACTGAAGATAAAGTTGGTATGAGTATACATACAGTATTAAGCAGTGTCCGAAAAGCATGGAAAGACTTTAACGGTCATCATGTAGTATTCTGTTTGGAGGGGCGTTCTTGGCGCAAAGACTACTATGCTCCCTACAAGCGTCAACGTTCAGATGCTCGTGCCGCACAATCACCTCGCGAACAAGAAGAAGACCGAGTGTTCTGGGAAACATTTGATCAGTTTAAAGATTTTATTACCAACAAGACTAACTGTACTGTTCTACAACATCCACAATTAGAAGCAGACGATCTCATTGCAGGATTTATTCAAAGTCATCCCAACGATGACCATGTAATTATTTCAACTGATGGCGATTTTGCACAATTGATTGCACCCAATGTAAAACAGTACAATGGTGTAATGCAGATTACAACTACACACGAGGGCTACTTTGATGAAAAAGGTAAACGTGTCAAAGATAAAAAGACTGGCGAAGAAAAAGCCGCTCCGGACCCAACATGGCTACTCTTTGAGAAGTGTATGCGTGGCGACACATCCGACAACATCTTTTCTGCTTATCCGGGAGTACGTGAGAAAGGGACAAAGAATAAGGTTGGTCTCCGTGAAGCCTTTGCCGACAGAAATAGCAAAGGGTGGTCTTGGAATAACATGATGCTCCAAAAGTGGTCTGATCATGAAGGTGTCGAACATCGTGTGTTAGACGATTACAATCGTAATGTACAGTTGTGTGACTTAACAGCACAACCAGACGACATTAAAAAACTTATTACTGAAACAATTCAAGCATCTAAAGATGCAGAAAAGAATCTAAGCCAAGTTGGAATTCGACTGCTAAAATACTGTGGCGAATACGACTTACAAAAAATTAGCGAACAGGTACAAAGTTACGCAGAGCCATTAAGTGCAAGGTATGTAAATGAAATTAATTAATGCTAAACCTATCATTGACGGAAAATGCTGGATCTTAGAACAAGACGGCAGAAAAATTGGCACCCTTAGAAAAGAAAAGAAAATCTACAGCGTAGATAAGGAGGGTGTTAAAATGGAAGTAGGCACCTTAGACGAAGTTATTGCCAAATTAGGTGTACAGTTTGAACCGTTTGCAAAAACAAAAACAGCGCCTGCTTCTACTCAATTTTCAGTATACGATTATCCCTGTAGTTCTAAGCCTTACGGTCCGTTGTACAATGTAGTTAAGAAACTTCCTATCTATGCAAAGAGCACTAAGAGTAAAAGCCAGTATTGTGCTGGATACTATGTTATTCAGTTCCGCAAAGGCTGGGTTAAAAGTTTTTGCCCTAAACTTATTACATTAGAACGTTATCCATTTAAAGGTCCGTTTAAAACAGAACTAGAAATGAGAACAATTCTAAATACCGTAGGAAAATCAGATGCAACCTCTTAATACAATTCCTATTGAAAACTTTATCAATAAGGCAAGAATAGCGGCAAAATCAAATCAAAAAAACATGACTTTAACAATTGACGAAGCCAGTCAATTGATGGAAAGTATTACCATGGTAATGACACGTTTATTAGGTAAACTAGACGAAGCCGCTCAGAAAACACCTACTGAAGAAGTCATTACTCTTAATATGGACGGGGGCGGTTTACGCTAATTTGCAATAAATAAGTATGCACTTTTGGAGCATACTTATTATGAGCAGGCCTAAGCCAACCGTTTTATTAGAAATTACAAATAAAAATACTTATAAAACAGAACAAGTTTTAGAGGCTGATGCCATTTGGGCTGTCTTTTATAAAGACAAACCTGTTAACTTAAAAACCAGCACTATTCTAGCCGCTGAAGTAGGCCCTAAATACAAAAAGGTTAGTTTTTCAAATAGCGGTCATGCGTTTAATCTCGCCGAAAAACTCAATAAATCTTTTAATTGCCAGGACTTTTCTGTATATAAACTAACTACAGGTGAGAAAGTCCAAGATGAATCAGAAGATTGAACTAACCAAATACATTATTAAGTGTTTAGGTTACCCTGACGACTCCAAAACTTACAAAAGACTGTATGCCACATTTTGGGTCAACCAAAGAAATAAGGCTGTTGGCGGGTTACGACTAACAGATACGGGATTTGAAGTATTTGAAAAACACATCAAAGCCTACAAAATAGACATGGAAGATAAGAACCCAAAGTTTGACAACAATCAAATACTTTGGTTAGACAAGTTTATTGACTGTCCATTCTATGTTAACCGAAAGTCCGTATATGTGTTTAGCGAGCGGATGGCTATACAACTGGTTCTTTTTTCGGGTAATTTGGCTAAATTCGGCCACGCAAAGTTTAAAAGTAGCAAAAAAGCCACAGACAAGACTGCTGTTTTGTAGTATACTATATACACTGTGAAAGACACAGTAAACACTACTTTTTAAGGATTCAAAATGGCAGAAAAAATCAGTACCAATCGCACCGTTTCTCCCAACGAAGCAAAGGCGGCAGTTCGTAAAGCAATCAAAATTCAGCGTCCAATCTTCCTTTGGGGTGCCCCAGGTATTGGTAAGAGTGATATCGTTAAGCAAATTGGCGATGAGCAAGGACGTGATGTTATTGACGTTCGTTTGTCATTGTGGGAACCCACTGACATTAAAGGTATTCCATATTACAATAGTGTAGAAAACACTATGACTTGGGCTCCTCCAGCAGAGTTGCCCACTGACCCAGACTCCAATGCTATTCTATTCTTGGATGAGTTGAACTCTGCGGCTCCTGCTACACAGGCGGCGGCTTTCCAATT